GGATGTTTAATACATTTGCTAGTGAGGACGCATTATCACGTACTGATCGAAAGCTGATCAAGATGCGCACTGCTGATAATCCGCACTTACCGCCTGATTTTATTGAACGGTTGCAGGCTAACTATGACCCAAACTTATTACGCGCATATCTTGATGGTGAGTTCATTAACCTTACGACTGGCACTGTTTACGATAGGTTTGATAGGGCCAAACATGTAGTAACACAATTGCCAGATTACAGTGAAGAACCATTGCGTATTGGCGTTGACTTTAACATTGGCAACATGTCGGCGGTTATTGGTATCCGTAGCGGTAAAGGTTTATTAATAATTGACGAAATCAGCGGTGCGCATGATACCGATGCATTAGGTGCTGAGATCCGCAGGCGGTATCCAGCCCATCGGCTTTATGGCTATCCAGACGCAAGCGGCGGTAATCGGTCTACCAATGCAACGCAAACCGATATTCAGATTTTGGAGCAATATGGTATCAGTAACCAATCGCCTAAAGCAAATCCGCCTGTGCGTGATCGTGTTGCAGCAGTGCAGGGGTTACTTGAAAACGGTAAAGGCGAGCACCGGCTGAAGATTAACAGCACTTGCAAACGTATGATCGAATGCCTAGAGCTGCAATGCTATAACGATAAAGGTGCACCAGATAAGGAAGGCGGGCATGACCACATGACAGACGCATTGGGCTATCTAGTATGGCGTGAGTTCAACCCGCTACACGCTGGAGCTGGGCGCGGTACAGGCATTAGAATCTATTAACCAAAGGCCGGTTGCATGTATTCAGGTTTTTCTTTCTACGACCGGCCTACTGCTGACCGTAAGGCCACGAAGGTGCAGGATCCAAATACTGGATGGTATGCGCAAGAGCCGCATTGGATGCTGATTGAAGATTTGATGGGCGGCACCTACGGGATGAGGCGCAGGCATCGCCGTTACTTGCCGCAGGAACCAAGAGAATTAGACGAAAGTTACGATAATCGCCTGGCACGTAGCGTAGTTCCGCCGTACTATCAACGCTTAGAGCGGATGTTAGCAGGGATGTTAACACGTAAGCCTGTTAGGTTAAATGATACCAGCGACAACATACGTGAACAACTATTCGATGTAGATCTGCAAGGAAATGACCTCAACGTCTGGACATATGAAACTGCACGCAAGTTGGTACGTTACGGCCACATCGGCACATTAGTTGATGCGCCATCAGATGGCGGCAGGCCGTATTGGTGCACCTACACACCACGGCAAATCTTAGGTTGGCGTAGTGAAGCAAAAGACGGGCAGCAGCAACTCACGATGTTGCGATTGCTGGAATCGGTGATTGTGCCTGATGGCGATGACTCTTACGGTGAGAAGGCAGTGCAGCAGGTTCGAGTCTTAACTCCAGGCGCATATGAGCTACATCAAAAACAAGATAACAGCGAGTTTAAAATTGTAGAAGAAGGCAATACAAGCCTTAGCGAGATACCGTTTAGCGTTGCATACTGCAACCGCGTTGGTTATTTAGAGTCAAGGCCACCATTAGAAGATATCGCAGAACTAAACCTTAAAACCTATCAAATACAATCAGATCTTGACAACCAGCTACATATATCAGCAGTGCCGATGTTGGCATTTTATGGCTTCCCGTCAGCAGCAGAAGAAGTATCAGCAGGCCCAGGCGAAGCTATCGCATTCCCTGCCGATGGTCGGGCGGAATATATAGAACCAGGTGGTACCAGTTTTGAGTACCAATTCAAACGGCTAGAGCAGCTTGCAGGGCAGATTAATGAGCTTGGTTTATCAGCAGTGTTAGGCCAGAAGTTAAGCGCGGAAACAGCAGAAGCGAAAAGAATTGACCGCAGCCAAGGCGATTCAACGATGATGGTAATTGCGCAGAATATGCAAGACATGATTGATAACTGCTTACGCTTCCATGCTGAATATATCGGCACCAGTGAAGCGGCTGGCAGTTGCTTGGTAAATCGTGATTTTATTGGCGCAAGGCTAGAACCTGCTGAGATCCAGGCGTTACTACAGCTTTATACCGCTGGCACTATCACGCAAGAAACATTATTGCAACAGTTAGCAGATGGTGAAGTGCTGGGCGATGATTTTGATGTAGAAGAAGAACTAAGCGCAACTGCTAACGGAGGGCTGAATGACGATACCGGCAGCCCTATTTCGTAACGCGATTGATTTAAACCGCTACAGCAATAGTGTAGGCCGTCAAGTAATTACAACTTATAATGATATTATTATTGATGCGGTAAACCAGCTACGAACAATAGATGAGTTAGCGGCACCAGTAAAAGCAGCAAGATTACGTGCGATATTAGCCCAGCTTAAAGACAGCCTTAATACCTGGTCGGGCGATAGTATTACTGCACTATCTACAGAATTGCAAGGATTAGCAGAACTGCAATCAGATTTCGTTACTGAGCAACTGCGCAAAGCATTACCAGCAGGCGCACGCAGTGCAGTCAATACCGTTGAGATCAGCCCGCAATTTGCGCAATCAGTAGTTACAACTGATCCGACACAAATAGGCGTGATAACGTTATCGGATGATTTATATGCTGCGGTACAAGGAGCACCGCAAACATATAGTTTAACGGCAACGCAAGGTACAATGATCACACTGCCTAACGGTGAGGTAGTAAGTAAAGCGTTCCGTGGTATTGCAGTTGATCAAGCTGAACGGTTTGGGCAAGTAGTACGTAATGGCTTGCTAACAGGTGAAACCACACCTGATATTGCAAAGCGATTGATTGGGCAATTGCAATTTGGCGAAACCGCAAAAACGGCACGTCAGTTAGCAGCAGCAGGCGGTGAACTCACGGCGGTAGCTGATAGCCAGATAATGGCGCTTGTACGTACAAGCATTAATCAAGTTGCTAATGCTGCCAGCCAGCAGGTATATGAAGCAAACCAAGATATAACTAAAAAATATCGATACATTGCAACACTTGACACTAGGACTAGCGCTAGGTGCCGCGCATTAGATGGCCGTGAGTTTGAGTATGGCAAAGGGCCGATGCCGCCGCAGCATTTTAATTGCAGATCCACGACAGTACCAATCATTGATCCTGATATCTTGCCACCATCAACAGTTGCAACACGCGCCAGTAAAGATGGTCCAGTACCAGTTAATACAAGCTATGGCCAATGGTTAAAAGATCAACCGCGCTCAGTGCAGGAAGAAGTATTAGGCAAAGATAAAGTAGTTTATTTCAATAAATTAGCTGAAAAACATGGCGCCCGCGATGCCATGGCAAAGCTCGTACGTGACGATGGGTCGGAGCTATCATTAGATGACCTCCGCAAGCGTTACGGTGCCCAAAAAAGCTAAGCCTGGTCTTTACGCCAACATCAACGCTAAGCAAGAACGCATCAAGGCAGGCAGCAAGGAGCGTATGTCAGGCAAAAATGATCCTGATCGCCCTAGCGCAAGTGATTTTAAGGCAGCAGCCAAAACCGCCAAAAAGCCTAAACCAAAGAAGAAGTGATCACGTATCGGGGCGAACAGTTTGATGGTTACAACAAACCTAAGCGAACACCAAGCCACCCTAAGAAATCGCATGTTGTACTCGCCAAAGAAGGCGACACCATCAAGTTGATACGATTTGGCCAGCAAGGTGTATCGGGCTCACCAGCAGCAAAAGGCGAATCAGCAGCAGACAAAGCTAGGCGTGCATCATTCAAAGCTCGCCATGCCGAGAATATTGCTAAAGGGAAAATGAGTGCTGCATTTTGGGCAGATAAGGTAAAATGGTAATGCACTTTAGCCTGCGGCTAATTCATGTCTGACGAAAATCAAACTCAGGAACCTGCGGTGACTGAGCAACTGCAACGCAGTGTCGAAGCACTTGAACGCAAAAACCAAGAACTGATTGCCGAATTGCGGGCCGCAAAAAAGACACCGCAACTGCCAGATGGGGTGAACATTGACGAACTGCTCGAATTTAAACGCCAAGCCCAGCAAACCGAACTTGAATCCGCCGGTAAATATTCCGAGGCAAGGCAGGCTTTGGAGCAGCAGTTCCGTGAGACGACGGCGCAAAAGGACCAGCGCCTCAGCGAACTTGAAGCCAGAATCAAAGACCTAGAACTTGTGGCACCAGCGATTCAAGCATTAGCTGACATCGTGCATGATCCAGACATGGTGCTAAAGACCAAGCTGAGTGCCGATCAGATTGAGCGCGAGACCGATGGCACCGTTGTAGTGGTTAATGGCTATCAGCGGACCCCAGTAGCAGAATGGGCAAAAACTTTACCGGCATGGATGCAAAAGGCACCAAAACCACAAGGCAGCGGTGCACCATCAGGCGGCACACCAAGCAGCTTGCCTACAGGCGTTAAAAATCCATTCGCGCCGGAATCGTTCAACCTGACGGAACAGGCACGATTGTTTAAGACTGACCGCGATTTGTACGACCGCTTTAAAAGCAACCGCTAGAGTATTGACAACCGGCTGCGCTGGTAATAGGGCTGCGCCCTAACCTGTAAACCATTTCTAAGAGGACTAATGGCAACTTTACGTTCTGATTTAATCATTCCGGAGATCTTTACTCCGTATGTGATTGAGCAAACAACCCTGCGTGATGCTTTCTTAGCTAGCGGTGTTGTACAACCAATGGCGGAATTGAACGCTACCGAAGGTGGCGACTTTATCAATGTGCCTTTTTTCAAAGCTAACTTAACTGGCGACTTTGAAGTGCTTACTGATAGCTCTTCATTGACACCTGGCAAGATCACTGCTGATAAGCAGGTTGGTGTTGTATTGCACCGTGGCCGTGCATTTGAATCACGCGATCTTGCAGCTCTTGCTGCTGGCGCTGATCCTATGGCAGCAATTGGCGCAAAAGTGGCTGACTATGTAGCCAACCAACGTCAAAAAGATCTCATCAAGTGCCTTGAAGGTGTATTTGGTGGCTTGACATCTAATACCGGCGCTGCATTTGCTGGATTATCGCTTGATCTAAGCGGTATGACTGCACTTGGCCCCCGCCAATGTGCAAAAGCCCGTGCATTACTTGGTGATCAAGGCGACAAGCTAACTGCTGTTGCAATGCACTCTGCGGTGTATTACGACCTAGTAGAACGCAAAGCCATTGATTACATCACCAACACAGAAGCACGTCTAAGCACTCCTGCGACTGGTGCTAGCACCATCAACGCAATTGCTGGAAGCATCAGCGGTGCATATGAGAACCCAACAGTGCCTACATACATGGGCCTGCGTGTTATTGTTTCAGATGATTTAGCTCCTACCAGCACCAACTATCCGGTGTATTTCTTCACTGCTGGCGCCATTGGCAGCGGTGAGCAAATGGGGCTCAATACTGAAACCGATCGTGACATCCTGGCTAAGTCAGATGCCATGTCAATTGATTTGCATTACTGCTACCACCCCATCGGCGCCAAATGGGCGACCACCGTTAACCCAACTCAAGCTCAACTTGCCACTATTGGCAACTGGTCTAAAGTGTATGAAACCAAAAATATCGGAATTTGTAGAGCTACAGTTACATCCAACTTCTGAGGTAATTAGTCATGCCATCTTCAATTTTTGAGCTAACTTCTGACCTTGCTGTTTTAGAAGTAACAGCCGTTAAGCGACCCCTAAAAGCTGCTACAGATGCAGCTACCACCTTGACTGCTGAGGAGTGCGTTGGCGGAATTGTAACCATGACCCCAACTGCGGGCCGTGCACTTACAACCCCTACAGGCGCTGAACTCAAGACCTTCTTTGGAGGTCCACTTGAGATCGGCACTAGTTTTCAACTTAATGTTGTTAACGTTGCCGCCGCTACTCACGCAATCACATTAACTGCTGCTGCTTCTGGCATCACCCTTGGTGGTGTTGCTGGTATGGCAACAGTTGCTGCTGCTACTAGCGCCAGCTACGTGTTTGTTTGTACTGCTGTTGGCACTCCTGCTTTCACAGTATTTAGAGGCTGATGGGTTTATTTGCATTCCGCAGAATGCGTGATCGTGAGGCTATCTCCCAGGAGGTGGCCTCATTTCCTATTGTGGAGCCTACACTAATACCAGAGGAGGCTACTGATGGCAATCGTGATAGTGGCGACACCAAACGCCGCCGACGCAAACTCGTACATAACGCTGGCGAATGCCCAGTTGATAGTTAACGGGCTCGTCTTGGATGCAGATATTACCGCTTGGGGCTCTAGTACTACAGATGCCAAAAATCGTGCACTTTACACCGCGACACAACGATTAGATCGTGAACGGTTCCTAGGTGCCAGGGCAACTGATACGCAGTCGCTGCAATGGCCGCGGACTGGTGTGCGTAAACCTGACACGTACATCAACACCTATGCCGTTGGCTTCCCGTTTCGCATTACCACCGATTATTTTGATGACAACGAAATCCCGCAGCAGGTGCAATATGCACAGGTGTTGCTTGCGGCATACCTAAATAACAACACTGATGGCATTGGGCTTAGCGGGCTAGAAGATTTTAAGAATGTAAAAATCGGCAGCCTTGACGTGACGCCAAATTTTAGCGGCGCCGTGGGGGCAGATAAAATCCCGCCGATGGTTGAACGTTACCTGACAGGGCTTAGAATAAGCGGACCAGGCAATTTCTCCATCAAACGATCATGAGCGAGTATCCCGGCGCTGAGTTCATTGACGACACTGTTGCTCATACCGGCAGGTTCGGCGAGATTGTGGCATTAGAGGATTCAGTGATTGCAAGCGTTACGGCGCTGGATTACACGGGCAATGCACTTACAGCCATTCCAATCAAAGCAAGCTGCGAGATGTGTGGTGTATTCACTTCTATCACGCTCACCAGCGGCACCGTTGTGGCGTACAAGATATGAGTTTCAAGGGGCACCAGGGCGGTGACGTTGACTACACGCTCGGCGGCGAGGTTATT